CCTAAGTAGCACCCGCGTAAAGTCACCACAACGCAAAGTGCTAGCATCCCCACTACTACCCACTCCCACCTACGCCAATCTCTCCAATTAAAATTTAAACGCATCTGCAACTCCTTTTCTCTAAATAGAACAGTGAAAATATGCTAAACCTATTACGGCATTATTCCTGTGACCCTTTGCTTCTAGTTGTGCGATAATTCTCTGGGCTTCTATTATCTCTGATTTAAGAATATTGTATTGGGCTTGTGTTATTATACCAGCCCTTAACTTAGTACCTAAAAAAACTCTCCAACGTCCGATTAAAAGCTCTCGGTTCTTTGCAGGAACCAGTACCTCTATGAACTCCAGTACGTGGGTGCAGGCCGTAGGTACAGAGGACTCAACAGCAACGGCCTCAAAAGACAACGACAACAGAAGTAGCAAAAACACCCTTAATCGGCGTGAGCAACTGCATACCACCATCCCGTACAAATGTATTTAACCCCTTGTAATGGCGGGTTGCCCCGGTGTTGCCAAGGCCAAGCTGCAGGCCATATAGCTAATCTACCGGCTTTGGGTTGTACCCGCATAGCTTGATTTAAGAACTCCGTTTCTCCACCCTCTGTTATGTCATTCATGTACAAAGACCAAACTAACCGTCTGGCTGATGCTTGAGCCTTGTTCATCTGCTCACTGTGCCAAACGTGATAGCCCCCTCCGGGTTCTGTTCTTTGCATCTTAACGTTATAACCTTGGAGGTGTAGCTCCACTCCCCCAGGAAATAAAGACAAGTAATCGTCAAGATATGGTTGAAGAAGGCTGTGGATCACCCCTGCTAGGTGCGGGGAATGGTCTTCAATCATTATTGAACTGTCTTTTCTTCCAAGGGACGATTGAAATTGACTTTCGCCACTAAAAGAAGACACTTCACTAATCTCGTCAAACCTTTTTATTATTTTCTGTAGTGTTTCCTCATCTATAACATCATCATAAGCTCTTATAAAAGAGTCCATCATTAGAAAACCTCTCGTTTGCTATTCTTCTATAGGATCTTCAAAAGCGTCTTTAAAATTATACTTACGCTCAATTCTTGCAAGCTCCGTTCTCCAAGCTCCTGTGTTAGGTTTTCTGCGTGCTCTTGCTATAACTTTCCAAAAGTCTTTCCGGTTTGAAAGGCGTTTTAAGTTTGTTCTTGGTGTGTCAGAAAGTAAAGAATGCAACGCTGCTTTTGAAGGCACTACTCCTTTTAAATCTTTTGAAAAGAAAATCTTTCTAGCCGCTGCTTTACCTACAAGATTTTTTAAATCTATATAAAGTTTTGCTAAACCTTGTTGAGCAGCGTACTGCACTCTTAAAGTTTCTTCGTAATCCTCAAGTAAACTTACAGGATCAAGTTCTATATTAGGGTCTCGTAAAGATTGTTGTAGTGTTTTATAAAATTTGTTCCAATAAGCGTTAGCATTTCTATTTAACTCTCGCAAAGCATATCCAGAAGAGGTTTTTAAATTAATTCTATGTGTTTTCAAAGCCCCAGGATTAAATCCTTGTCTTTGTAAGATAGACCCTAGTTCCGATATATCTTTTGGAGGCTGTCTGTATTCTCCGAAAGCCTTTGGATACATAATTTTTTCTATAGCTTCTGGCATAGCGCCTACAGCGCGAGTAGCATCTGCAGATAATTTAACAAAGGAAGGTAAAGCACTGCGTACAAATGTTCTTGTGTCTTTAGCAGAATCATAGTTAGGATCATCTAAATTAGTTGCTAAATTAAAGAGTGCTTGGCCTCCTTGTAAGACTAAACTAGGATCAGTAAACGGCGAGACAAAAGCCTTTGCAGCTTCAAGACCTTGGTTTCGTAACAATTCATTTACTGGTGCTCCATCAGCTATTCCTTGCATAACCGGAGCTACTACAGCAGTTAGCGGCTGGTATGGATTAGAATAATCCCAAGTAAGGTACTCAGCTTCTAATGTTTTAGGGTCTAAATTCTCTAGTGTCAAAGCGCCATATTGATGAAAACTTGGTAAAAAATCTCTAAGGCTTTCTACTTTTTGTTCGTCATTTCTTTCAGAATTTAAATGTTGAGAGATTGCAAAAGGAGTTGCAGCCAGCCCATACATAGAAGCCATCCGTGTACCGCCTTTAGTTATTAAGGCTTTGTTTCCCAAGGCATAACCTTCTTCCATTTCTTTAGCGCCTAATCTAAAAATATTCCAAGCGTTCCTAAAAACTTCTGCAGGATACGCGGAGAAATTACCTATAACAGGGACTGCAGCCATTTTCTCTAAAGCCAAAGGTACTCTAGTGTATACGGGCATAATGTTTAAAGTTTTTTGTGCGGCTAGCTCCGCTATAGCTTTCTCTTCCGAAAAACCTTCGCGACCAATCTTTGCTCTTTGCGCAGCTAACGGCCCCGCACCTTCTAACTCAGTGCCTCTCCCAAACCCTTTATTTAATGCCCTAATTTTAATTAATTTTTGTTCGGGGGTTAGTGTTTTCCAAAGTTCTTTTTCTGCCCCTAATTCAGAAAGATAGGTTGATATTTTGGCTATATTATCTGTACCTTGATATAGTTTCATAGCAGCTTTACCTGCTTTCGTACCTGCTAACCCTAATGTACCATATTTTTCAATAACACCTGGGTCTTCTGTTATTTCTCTGCCTAATCTAGTTAATATTTGTTCAAGCTCAACTGACGTACTTGTGATTCCAGAGCGTTGAATACCTTCAATAAGCTCTGCTCTTTCTGTTTTAGACATTTTTGAAAGTGCTTGTATTTCTTTTCTTGTTCTTACCCAAGCACCAGAGCCGACAAATGCTTGCGCTGCTCCTAAAGCATTTCTCATATGTGCTATAGGATTGTAAACAGTCTTACCGAGTTTAAACGTGCCTTGTAACCGCGCAATGGGTCTTAAATGCTGAGTAATCGTGCCACTAGTATAGGGGTTTTGCCATCTGTTTTTATTTAAAAAAGGGCTTACGGCAGGAGCTAGCCGTTCAGCTTCTGCCCGTGAAATCCAAACTTGTTCCCCATCACTGGTAATTCTATTAGGTCCAACCGCTATTAGCGATTCTGTTTCACGGCCAAACTTGTCTTTAGTTCCGCTACCTACTACGCGAACCACATCTGACTCAAGTATACCTTCGCTTTTACCTGCAGCCTGGGCCGCTGCGTTTAACCTCTCGGCAGCTTCTTCCTGTGTAGTGGCTCTAACTGCTTTGTTTCGAGAAAGAAGACTATCAGATAGACTTGTTCCAAACCTTATACCATCTACTGAATCTAATATTCCAGCAACTGACCAAACTAATCTTTGAGAAGGGGAGTAATTTTTTCCCCAGATTAATTTTTGAAACTCTGGAATAGCTTTTCGAGCTTCTGTAACATTTCCTTGGAGTTTAAAACCCCTGCCATTCGTAGGCTCATACATTCTTCTAGCTAAACTTTCTGCCCACTGTAGCCCTTCTGTACCACTCAAAGCCTCCGACAACGCCTTTGGATCAACAAAATGTTTACGACCGTTAACTTTTAAAGAAACAATATTTAAATCCTTAACAGTTTTAGAGACCCAATCCGGGTTTGCTCTTGCGTGGGTTAATAAATCATTGACTACATCAGTACCTCCTTGTTTTGTCTGTTCAACAAACTTATCAAAAGTTTGTGAACGTTTTGAAACAGAAAACACTTCGTAAATTTGTCGCGCATAATCCTTGTCAGCATTAAAAATTGACGAAAAATCTTCTTTAAGATATCGAGTTTTTTGCGCATACCTTTGCAAATCTTTAATAAAATTTTGTGAAGTTCCTATAGCTTCTTTAAGTTCTGTAGGTATAGAAGCATCTTGTAAATTAGTTTCTCTAAGCTTTTTTTCACCTGGAGCTAAGATGTCATTAACAAATTTTTGTGCCTCTTCCATGTCGGTAAAACGTCCTGTTTCTACAGACCTAGCTAAAGCTTTGTTGAGCTGCTCTCCTATTGCATAAGCTTGCGTTTGAAATGTTTTTGACTCTGCTGCCTGTTGCTCTGCAAGCCTTACTTCAAATCCTTTTCCTACATCTCTCGGTAACATATTGTTAACAAGCCACCGAGCAGCGCCTGTATCTCCAATAGTTTTATCTAATGTTCTAATACCAGCGCCTAGTCCTGCGCTTAAAGCTCCTCCAGCAAGTACCGAAGCTGGCCCCTCTATAGTCCCAACAAGAGCCGCTTCACCTAAGTCTATATCCGTCCTATTACCAATATCTATTTCGGTTTGTTGCTTCTTTATATTCCTAAAAGAAGAACCAGCACCAGTTACTGCAGACTCTGTAAGCATAGGAGCTAAAGACGCTCTAAGTTTAGCTTTTAAATAATTTTTTGTAGTTTGTTTAGCTGTTTCTTTGGCTCCAAATACTGCTGCACCCCCTACCCCAAAGCTTGCCATCCCCGCAAAAGCACCTAAGATATTAGTTGGGTCTGCTATCGCAGAAAGTAAATGGTCTTTTATTGCATCAAAAGCTGGTGCTCCTCCTTTTTTATGAAAGTCAGGTATTTGTTTAGCTAATGATAAAGCTGCACCAAATTCTGCTTTTTGCCTAGGAGACATTTTTTTTACACTACCAGCAACTCCTAACGTAGTAACAAAATTATTTTCAAAATATCTTTCTTTACTTAAAAAATCATCTACTATCTCTTTAGGGTTTTTATTAGGGGTCTCGCCCAAAGCAACTAAAGACCTATAGGCAGAGTTTACAAAACGTTTGTTATTGATTAAACTATTATATGTTACTTTAGAAACCATTTATATTTTACTCTGGATAACTTTTGCAGTTACTCATAAAGTCTTGGTTCGCTAGATCCTTTGCGTTCAACACGCAGGTACTCCCTCTGTGGATAACCTCCTTCAGGGGTTCCTTTATGATATGTTACGCTCCAAGGCATTAACTCCTCTAGTACTTTACTAATTAGTGCTCTAGGGCCAGGATTCTTTTTTGTGCGTGCTATGCTATCTTGAATAAGGTTGTACATAGATTCCATTATTTTTGGTGTAATGTCTGCTAGCAATGGGACGTCTGTAATACCTATTCTGCTTGCTAACTGGTACACAAGCTTTTCAAGATCTGGAGAGTACCCTGCCTCCTCTAAATTTTCTCCAATGCTCTGCCTTTGGACAGCAGACGGCACATTTGAATCCACAGTGGTATCCTTCGGGCCTCCAGTACCAAGAAGTCCTTCGTCGTCGTCCCCACCCACGGCCCCTAGTGTTTCTAGCTTTAGGGTAGGCATGGCTTGACTTGTCCCAACGCCAGCCTTAATGCCAGACCCAATAGCAAGCTCCGTTAAAATCTTATTATACGCTCCTATTTGTTCCTGGTAAGCTCCAATATGTTCCGCATAGGTTTGAAGAATACTAGGGTCGGTTTCTGCTAACTTATATATTCTATCTAGTTCTTTTTCAATAGATGATATATTACTAGTTATTGTTTTAGAGGCTCTAGTAAAGTCCGCAGTAGATTCCGCTCGGCGTGCTGTGTCTGCGGCTTTGGTCATCCTGTCTTTAGATTCTAAAAGAGCGTGGTCTTGAACCTTTAACTCTGAGTCTAATTTTCTGATGTCTCTTTTTTCTTTTCTACCTTCTTTTTCTCTTGTATAAAGTGTATCTTGTAGCTCTATAATCTTTTGAGGATCTGAGAACCAAGTTCCCATACCTTGTCGCACAGTTTCAATAGCTTCTGGTGTACCTAACGTACCATGCTGTGCTAAAGCTTTGTTTATAGCACCTCTAGTCTTAGCTCCTCTGATGAGACCCGTCAGTTCCTTGCCTAGCGCAAGGCCGTCAACTTCTTTAGTACGTCGGTCAGGCATTACGAAATTTGGTATATCTGCTCTAGTAATCATTATATCTACCTCTATGCCAACGGACTATAATAGCGCCCACCGCCTTGGCTTTGTGGGCTTCCTTGGAAAAACCTGCGTTTGTCAAAAACTGTACTATTACCACCAGTGCGCCCACTGGTGTTCATTGAACTACCTGCAAACTGCGAAGCGCCTCCGAGAGCACCTCCCATGTTAAAACTTCCGGCTGTAGCGCCTGCAGAGGCTCCAGGCATACCACCGCCTCCGTAACCCCCAAGAGCTACCATAGTCCCGAAATCTAGCATTGGTGCAAATCTTTCCCAACCACCTCTCTTAGCGGCTCGTCGCTCGTCTAATGCCGCAGCAATGTTAGCCTCTGAACCAAGCTCTCCTTGTAGTTTTTCCCAATCTAATTCAGTTAAACCTGCACTCCATAACCGGGCAGTCTCTGGGCCGAACCTTAACCTCTCTATCATCCTATCTTGTTCCTTGCCATATCCTGCAATATCTTTGTCATAATCTCTTCCGTACTGGTCATAAGTCCCTTGAACTGCCAATAAGTCTGATATTCTTTGTCTTTGGAGGTCTGCAAAAGTACTAGCTTGTCTACGATGTAGATCTCCAGCTTGTGCTGCCGTTCCTGAACTCATGCCGCCTACATTAAACAGTTTAGATAACGCATTTGAGGTAGCAAAATCTTCTTCCCTTTGTCCCTGCTCCATAGTAGTAGTAAGCAAATCGTCAAGTCTTCCTCCGGTTAATACTGAGGGGTCTACGCCAAATAAATCTCTTCGTTGCGCTTCCCGTGCTTGTCTATTTTGTTCAGCTTCTCCAAATAAACTAGTGTATCTATTAAATATATTTTCTTGGTCTGGAGAGAATTGGGCGCTTACTCCACTGCGATCTGCAGTAGCAGACCCAAAAGGGTCGTTGTAATACCCCGGAGTCACATCAAACTCCCTGTAGGCTCTAGCAGCCCTATCTGCATGTGCTCTTTGGTATGCACTTGTATCTTTCCGACCACCAAAAGCTGACTGAAGAATAGACCCTAGAAAAAATTCTGGTTGTCCTGTAACGGGGTTAATAGAGTTAGCATCAGAACCAACAGTATACCTGTCGGGATCTAGCCCTACTTCTTGCATACTCATGCTAATATCTCTATCTACACTTTCTGGAAGTACGCCTCGGGGAGGAAGGACTCTTTCACCACCGCCTATATGAGCAAGGTAGTTGTCTCCAAACCTCCCAAAGCTTTTGAGCAACTCTGCCTCTGAATTAATTGTCATCTCTTATCTCCACCAAAGTTTCTTTAAAATTGTAATTTTATCTACACACCCTTTTGGTATTACCGTATCAAAACTTAGCAAGCCTTCTTCTCCGTGCCAACCAACTGTTGATACGACAAGTAAAAAGTCTTCATTATTTTCCAAGATTATCCCTGGAGTCTTTACTGTCGCTGTTGTCATCCCACTCGTTGAATCGAACCAACCCGCGTGGGTCGAGGTTATATCCTGCCAAGTCACCAGAACTAATGGCCGCTTCTTTAGCTCGTTGAAACTCCAACACAGCGACTGTGGCTCTTTCAACCCCATCAACAACCTCTTTTTTCATTTGACTAATTTCTGCTGCGGGTCTGTGGGCAGTCTGTATAAGTTCTACCATCAAAGCTTGTGACATCGTAAAACCGCAGCCGCTTTTTATTACTTGATTCCCATTCGCCTTATCTGTCCAAACCTGTTCCCACCAAGCTGGACAACCGTCCTCTTTGCTACTTTGTGGACACCTTTTACAATTAAAAGCGTTTTTATACCTTGCATGTGTAACAACCTCAGACTCCATATTTGCCTAATCTTTTGAGCAAGCTATTACTTCTACGTGTGCAGGTCTCCAATTACCGCTAGTCATCGTACCACTTGCCGGTGCAATATTATCAATAGTAACTGTTGTTGATACGTTGGCAGCATTTGATGCAGCCGTAGCTCCGGTAATAGCGTGATTATGCGCCGCATGTAACCAGGTGCCATTATCAAGTATATTGGCGTTATCTACAGCATTAACCCTAGCTCCCGCAGCAAGATTACCGACTGCGTGGGTGTGGGAAGGCATAGACCCAGAAAATGCAGTAGACGGAAAATTCATTTTCAATTCTGTATCAGATACTGTCCAATTACCCGCTGTATCTGGTGACCCATCATCTGTAACACTAGACTTAATAATAGGTACTACATTATTCCAAGTAGTAGAAAGTGTCCACCCATTAGGCGCTGCTGTCCTTACAAACAACATCATAGTACCTGAAGGTATATCAGAAGATGTTGAGTCTCGTTTACTTGAAATCGCAGTAGCTATGGCACTAAACTCTGTGTCAACGTCACTACCTTTAATAACCTTTGATGCGTTACCAGAGGCGAGACTATCTTTTGCAGAAAAGTCTGTGGTTTGTGAATAATTACTCATACTTACCTATCCTCTCGTCCTAATTTCATAAAAAGTGACAACTGTTCTACACAAATCTCGCTACCAGTTGATTCAATTTTAAACCCAACACTCCAGACTCTTCCTTCTTTTGAGGCAGAGGTTTTCAATCTTGACAAAGAAAGACCACCTCCCCACTCTGCAACATTCCATTCAGCAGTCCCCCACTCGGCTAGCGTACCAGCGCCGGGAATAGTTAACTGCTTAGATCCCGTCTTTCCAGAAAAGTCAGTAGCCCACTTTATAGTAAACTGCTGACCACTTGCCCCTTCTACTGCGACACCGACTTTCTTTAACATCTTCGTTCTTGAACTATCAAAGTCTGCGTATATACTTTCCCAATCACAAAGGTAACTAGTTGCTACTGCAGAATTAGGAAGTGTGTCTTGAAAGCCACTATATGTACCTATACCCCCCTTAGCACCAATATAAGTTTCTTGTTCATCATAAGCAAAGCTATACCAATCAGTATTAACAAATTTTGTAATTCTTACAGGTGTCTTCTCATCTAAAGTGTGCATGTCTACAACCCAGATATTCCCCGAAGGGGCTTTGAGCCAGTACTGACCCTCTTCTAAGTCATAGTTTGATCTAATAGCAGAGGCACTACCAGAAGTCATATCTGATACCAACTCTCGACGCACTAGCTTTGATACTTCTGCAAGCTCTACTTTATCCGTAGAGAAGATGACTTGTTTTAAAGACCTTATCCCTGTAGCAGAGAGAAAATATAAGTCATTACCAATCCTTTGTATGCTGTCTCTAGCTATACAGCCTACACCCTGGATAATTTGCTCTATACCTAAGCTGCCGGGAGCGTCCGGGCTATTGTAAATTACTATACTATCTCGAAGAAAAGCTACAAGAAACCTGTCAAAAGAAGAAATAGCTGTTAAATTATCATAGCCGTGGGCAACTGCTCCTGCAGTTCCAAGTACATTTATTTCCCCGGCACCCGTTGACCAATGTGTCTCGTCAAGTAACGCACAATAAGATATTATATTTTGAGCAGTGCCTGTATCACCTTTTTGTGCCCAAAGTCTACCAAAGGCGCTATGTAATATATTACCGTCTGGGACTGAACCACTCGCTGCACCGATAGCCGCAAAGTTACCTGTCGTAGCGACAACCATAATGTTAGCTGTCCTTGCACCAATAACTTTGTCGTTAAAGTTCACAAATTGCCAATCATTTCCTCCATTAACAGTGATACCTGTTATATCTTCAAAGTCAGTAAAAGGCGAATCTAATTTAAAAATCTTTTTAGTAGCCGATCCTCCCGAAGCTGTCCGAGCACCTGCGGTAGCTATTAAACTATTACCTCCAGAGTGGTTGTACATAAAGAGTTGTTCAATATCTGGATAATCTAATAAACCTATAAACTTCTCTACTACAGAACCTCCTCCTCCAGCAGTACTACCAGAAGAAACTGTATCTAAGGCTACTATAGTATAAGTATCATCATTAGCTGCTACAGACGCTAAAGTGTGGGAAGCATTAATAACTCCTGCGTCTATTCCGTCAACTGCCGCAGAGCCACTGAACGTAACTACATCTCCTACCGCTCTACCACAATCTGTATGCGCTACAGTCAACACCGTTGAAGCTTGTACACCAATTTCAACATTACCAGCAGGCATTGCAGATATAGTGACTGCTGTAACTGTTTTAAACAGCGCAGTGCCAGCTACAGTTTCCGCAGAACCTGTTAATGTTATTGTTTCTTCAAGAGCGTTAGTAAGTACGTCTGTCCCCGTAATGGTAACAATTTTACCACTATCTGAAGTTCCGGCAGTCGTGGTACTTACAAATCTTGGAGAAGCAAAAGTAACAGTACCCCCACTAGCTAAAGCCCCAGTTATACTGAACTGTAAATTAGGTTTTTGAGCTACAGAAATACCATTAGTGTCTGCCGCGTTAGTTGATGCAGCCGTTGTGATTGGGTTCGACCCGAGCGTAGTTGCTTCTTTAGCACTTGTAGGAGAAAACCCTTTTCTATTGCATAACCTACCCGAAGCATCATAAGCTACATTGTCTGCAAGCTTTGCATACTCTGGCGTCTTTTGTACAGCCTCTCCCTCGAAATTTAATCCGTAAATTCCGGGTGCTCTAAGTACAACAGAGTGTAGTTTACTCGCCAATTAATAGTCCCCTAATACAATCCAATCTCCACCACCTTGAGCTTGCCACTTGTGCCTCTGCTCAAACGCTACAGCATCTCCTAACGCTTGTTGGTATGCCATTTGCATTTCAGAAGAAGCTTCTCCTTCATCTTCTCCTCGTTCTCTGATAGCTAAAGCTAAGGCTTTTAAATAAACAGGATACCAAGGAACTTTAGTAAAGTCTGTTTCCGTGGTCATATCCTCTTCTGGTATAATTACTTCAACATCCATATTGTAGACTGCATCCGGCACTAAGAAAAATCTAATCTTCATAGATTGGGTATTATTATAACCAGCATGAGCATAGGCAAAAGGTTCTTGTTCATCTTCATTATTAGCTTGTGTTTGTATTCTAATCCATTCAAAAGGGCGCGGTGTTAACCGGACATCCGTAGATGTATTATACACATCTATAAGTCTTGATCTTTGATTAGTAAAAGCACCTGCCCCCGCATTTTCTACATCATAAGTATGTGTACTTGCGGCTGTTGTTACAGTAATAGTATTCTGTAATGCTACCCAATCAAAAGAATCTTCTACTTCTCTTTTAGCATCATTAAGCAAACGAAGTAAAGTAAGGGAGTAGTCTGTTTCATCCACAGTACCTACTTCTGACTCGCGTAAGCGAACCAAGATTTTATTGATTAGCTGTAGTACTGTTGTTACTGTCTGCGACATTAACCACTCCTATTTAAAATAAGGGGGAGCATCTACCTCCCCCTTTACTCAGTTAAGCATCTGCAAAAGGCACGACTCGAACTCTTAAAGTACCAGAGTCTAAGTTTATAGAGCCTCCTGTGTTATTAGCTAAAACTGCTGTCACTGTATTGGCAGCGGTAACCGCCGATGTTAGCATTAAATCAGCTACATCCAAAGAGAACGAAGACATAACAAAGTCACCAAGGCTTGCGCCTGGGACAGTTACGTCTGTCGCCTCTTCATTGCCATCGGCAATAGCACCCGCATCCCAAGTTGCAGAGACAACAGGAAATCCTGATAATCTAGACATTAGATTTCCTCCTTATCTGTTTAAATTAAATAACTTCTCTTGGCATAACCATTACATAGAGAGTACCAGACCCTAAGTCTATTGCGCCACCAGTATTGTTAGCTAAGATTACAGTAACTGTGTCAGCCGCTGTTACCGTAGCAGTCAAAGTTATATCTGTGGTATCTATACTCATGGAAGCCAAAGCAAAGTCTCCTAGTTGTGCGCCAGTTACGGTCACTTCCTCGGCGGCTTCGTCCCCATCTGAGACACTACCCCAATCTTTTGTTTCCGAAGCAATCGCAAATTTAGTTACCGACTGCCCATAATAAGTGCTTGATAAAGCCATTATATATCTCCTTAAATTAAATTATGTCAGTTAAGCAACAACAGCGATTTTAACACCAGCATCATTACGAAGCTCGCCAGTACCATAAATGGTATCAGCAGTAAACAAGTCTCCTAAGAACTCTTGCTTGTACTGTGTTTGTGTACGCACACCCATTTGCTCTACGTGAACCATCGCAGATTTGTGGGCCAAGAGACACAACCGAGCGTCCTGAGAACCTTCCGTATCTGTTGGGCTATTGGTAGATACATATATCGGAATACCGTAAATATCTCCCATCAAACCGTTACGGATCGTATTAGAACTACCAGCTTCACCTGTGAACGCCTGTTCTGTAAATCGTGAAAGGCCCGTTAAGTTCTTCTTCTCAACTGGCGGTATCACTAAATAGCGATCCATCAAAGGAACATCAACATCATCAAGCGTTTGAATAGCTTTCCGAATACCTACGTCCGCTAAAGCGGCAGCATTATCTGATCCAGCATTAAAAGCCGTTGACCCATCAGACCCGATAACAGTACCCGCAGTACCAAAGTCTACAGTCGTACCTGAGCTTACTGTGTTAACAGTACCACCCTGTAGTCCGTAGCACCTTAGCCAAAGGTCACTGTCAACTTGTGAGGACAACGCAAAACCGGCATCATCAGT